TCGTATTTTTTTTCTGCGGTTAAATTACCATCAATTTTTTTCGTCTTAAATAATTCTTGTAATGTTGGCATTTTATAATTTTATTTTACGCTTGTGCCATAGCAAAGTTATTTCTGGTACTACCATCCACAACTTTACCAATTCCAGACGCAACTTTTACTCCATCCATATTTACAGAAATTTTACCTGCTGCCAAATCTGCTCTTAATGCTTTTAATTCACCAATCATAGCGTTTAATGGTGCAGATAAAGCAGCCAAACTAGAACCACCTCCAACTGCATTAGCCGCACCTGGTGCAGCCACTATATCATCGTTTGATGAAGGTTTTAATAACGCACCTTCTTTTGTAGAAATCATAGTTTGTCCATTTGCAGGAGAAATTACATCACCCGCTTCAATAACACTACCCATACCTCCACCTTCTAATCCTGCTACTGAGAAATTCGTTACACCTTGGTCAAATGTGTTAAATGCATTTCCAACTCCTTCAACAAATTTTCCAAGAAATGGTATTTTCTTTATAAACCACATTATCCCATCAAGTACAAACTGTAAAAGTTTTGCAGCTATTTTTAATGGCATAAATGCAACTTTAAGAACAGGACCTAATATTTCAAATAAAGGCATAAGTGCACCACCCACTGTTGCTAATATTCCTTTGAATGTGTTTTCCATATCAGTTATTGTTGATGCCATTTCTTTTTGTGCAGCAGCTTTTTGAACTTCTTGCATTAATTGTTCATCACCAATATTAGTAATATCCAATCCAGCATTAATAGCTTCTTCTGCACGTTTTCTATCTTCCTCATTTAGTTTACCTAATTTTTCTTGAGCATTCAATTGTTTATTTATTTCTTCAACACTCATACCAGCTGCTTTAGCTAATTGTTGTTGAGTAAAATAATCTTGTTTTCTAAAATCACCACTTCGTTGGATTTGTTTTAAGGTTTCTTCTTGTGCCTCCACCAACTTACCTTCCATCGCCAAAGCTCTTGCTCTACTAAGGTTAAACTGGCCACCAACGTAGGTAGCCGCAACTAATTCTTCTTCAATATTACTTTCAAAATCTAAAAGTTTTTCTGCGGTAGCGGTTACATCTTTTAAATTCGTACCCAATCTTCTAGCTTGAATTGCCTGTTGTGCCAACAATGTAATATCTCCTTTAAAAAATGTAGAGGTTGCTTCAGCATTTTCCGCAATATCTTTTAATATTTTCTTTGGTGCAACTCCTGCTAATTTAGACATATTAGCAACTTGCATTTGAACATTAACAGCAGTATCTTCGGATAATCCACCTACACTTTCTAATACATTTTGTACTTTAGCAGCTTCTTCCGCACTTACACCAAAATTTGTTTTCATTAAGGTAAGTCCGGCTACTGCGGCTTCTGAATAGTTTGCAATATCGGAAGATTCATCTCTTAAAGCAGCCATCGTATCGTATGCATCTTCTAAAGATACACCATAATTCCCATATTGTTTACTTATTGCAACGGCTTTATCTTCCATATCAGCCATCATAGAATTAGTAACACCAGTCTCTTTTCTAAAATCTTCACCGGCTTTATTTAACCCCATGAAGTAATCTACACCGGCCACTATTGCTCCAATTACTAATGTAAGTCCAGCGGTTGCGATTGCAGCTTGCAGTCCAAATGCTCGGATTCCCATTATCATATTTTTGATACCACCAATTACACTTCGAATCCCACTTGGTAATTTACCCATAATTTCATTACCACCTTCTTGTAATTGGTTATACCTTTCTTGTTGTTGTATTAGGTTTTCTTTAGCCTCAAACGCTTGCGTTGCCAAATCTATTTCATCCTGGCTCAATCCCGCTATTGATTGCTGAAACTCTATTCTCCTTTGTTCAGCATCAGATATTCCAAATAACTCTTGTCTAGCCATAGCAGCTGCCTCAGCGGCTTCAATTTGTTCGGTTCGTATTCCTTCTAATATATTTCTTCTTGCTGCCAAAATAGCTCTATCATCATCGGATGCATCTACTTCTTGTTGTTTTAATTCTAATATTTTGGTAGTTATCGCAGCGTACGCACTAGTACCGGTATTTGAATCGGTAAGCATTTTTCGTTGCTGTTCACCCATTCTAGTCAAAGATGTAGAAAATTCATCCTGTAAATCGTTTGCTTCCTGTAATCTAGTATTTCTGGCTTCAGCTTGTTTTGCAGCTTCTTTTTCGGCATCTAATGTAGCCTGTACGTTACCTAATGATTCTCTTTGTAATCTAAGACGTATTTTTTCAGAAGCAATTCTAGCTTCCAATTGTTGTAATTCGATACCCGTTGCCGTTGCCGCCTGTCTATTTTGTTCAGCTATTCTATCCTGAATTTCTTTTATTTCTTCCAGCAACGCACGTTTTTGCGCTTCATTTGTCATCTATTAATTATTTGGATTTATCATACCAGAGTCTTTAGCCCATTTATATAATTTTGGATTTGTTGTTTTTAATTTATCAAAATAATCCTTACTTTTATCATTAATTGCCCTCATATCTTTTTGAAGTCTCTGCAATACAGGATCATTATCTATTAATTTTTGAATTTCTTGCGGAGTTTTCTTTTTAGTGAAAAATCCAAAAAATTCTTTTAAATTTTTTTTAGATATTTTATATTTTTTCATATTGACATCGTTTTATATTCTATAAATATCCAATAAAACAAAAAGTTAGGATTTGGAGTTACCTTATCCTAACTTTAGATGATTTTTGAGAGTTTGATTTTTTAATTTGTTCGGATTCTTTCTTTTTAGCATCTACTAACTTATTATAATAAAAATTTCTTAAATAAGTTGGCATATGATAAACATCTGAAAATGTGAACCCATTCCCATAATTTATCATATCAAATATTTGAGAATGTACTAATACACTATGTTCTTTAGCTAGGCCAAAAAAACCCAACACCTAATGTAATATTGATGACCTCCTTTTCACCAGTTTCATGTTCATATTCATATTTCATATCCATATCAGGAGAAATACTCTTTACATATTCTCTAAATGCTCTACTATCTCTAGCTAACATACCATTTATTAACTTACTTACGGCACTTACACTATTATCACCATCAACCGATTTAATCATATAACGTAATCTAGTTGTAATATCTGCTGATACATCTTTACTTAATTTTTTCAATGCATCAATATCTTTTTCAATCGCTATTTCATCAAAATGCGTAAGTAATTTAAAAGTAATTTTTTTACCACTCGATGGTAGAGTATATTCAAACTCATTTTTATGCTTAAAAACTGAAAAATCTACTTCTTTTGTTTGTATTTTAGATAAATCAATTGTTATCTCTTTACTATCGTTGGTGATAGTTGAATAAAACTTCATTTTGTATTCAGGCCCATATCCCAATAATCTTGTTGCTAATACAATTGCATTTTTATCACCAATAATAATATCACTTACATTAACATCATCAACAACAATTGATTCAAATAATTTATCCAAAACAACACCTTTTTTAATAAGGTTTTGATTAGAAAGAATATCTTCTTCCTTTGCTGTCATATGTTTAATTGTAATTCTACCCGATGATAATGGGTGGTCTTTTGGGTACACCAACCCTTTTGATGGAAGGTCTAATACTTCCGTTGGAAAATCATATTGTTTTTCTTGCATAACGTAATTTGTTTTGTATATATAAATACATTAATTTAAAAAAGTTGAAAATAAAAAAGGGATACGTTTTAAGTATCCCTTAGTTTTTATAGTTTTTTTCTTAGATTAGAATTCAAGGATTGCGTAATCGTAAGATAATGTTAATTCAATTGTTGCAGGTTCGTTAGCAGAATCAAATGCTAAATCACCAAAGTTTGCTTGACTGATAAATGCTCCTTTAATTTTCCACTGTTCAATTTTATCACCAACAGGACCTAACATATAGAAATCAATATCTTTTTTGTAAAACTCAGCGTATCCATCTCTACCTGTAATAGATTCATGAGATAATCTCACCCATTCCATTACACCTTGAGCTGCTGAAGGAACAATTGGGTCATATAGGGTGACAGTGATATCTTGCCACTCACCTTTACCCTTCAACTTTCTTTTTACGTTGATATGGTCTAAAGTTACTACTTCAAATTGAATAGTAGGTCTATTAGCTGCTTTTACAAGATACGCAGGTAATCCGACTTCGCCGAACTCCATCACATATCTATTTTTCATCTTAGGTTCGAAGTTCGTATAGAACATCTTATCAAACTCTAGTATTTCTGCCATTTTATTATTCCTTTATTTTATTAATAAATATTTCTTCGTTACGTTTTTATATTATGCTGAAAAACTTGCTCCGGTTGGAAGAATGTTGAAATCAATTACGATGAATTCCGCTGTCTTCGCAGGTTGTAAGAAAATTTGTCCAGCTAATATGTTTCTATCAATCACATCAGGAGTATTATTACTTTCATCCATTACAACTCTGAATGCGTATAAACCTTGTCTTTGTTGAATTGCTTCTAAATAAGGATTTACAGTATTCAAAAATCTTCCTCTAGTTGTTGAAGTATTTTGTTCAAATACCAAGAAACGAGAAGTAGATGCGATAAACTTCTTAACAGTTATAAGTAATCTTCTTACGTTGATTCTATCTAATGCTGAAGCCTTATCTTGTAATGTTTTCTGTCCAAATGCTACAATACCTTGTCCAGGGAATGCTGCAATTGGGTTTACTTTGTTCTCATATAAAGTATCTCTCTCAGAGTGTGTTAATCTATTCAATACAGTTACTGCTCCTACAATACCACCTCTATTCAAACCAGCAGGTGCGAACCATTCTGCTGCCAATCTATCATTCTGAGCGAATACAGCTGGCATCAATACTGATGGTGGTACAGTTGTAAGTTTATTTGTATTTGTATCAATTGTTTTAACCCAAGGATAATAAGTAGCTACATAGTTGGAATCAACTGCATTTGCTGCTTCAGTAGCCTCAGTAATTGTATTATCATAATCGTTGAAATCAGCGATATAGAATGCATCTTGTCTATCTTCAACCATATCAATAGCTTTTGTAGTTACTGATGGGTGAAGACTTCTTACGATACCAGGAGTTACTACCATATTGATATCATATTCATCAGGATTTGAAACAGCGTTAATTGCTCTAAAGTAAGAAAGGGAACCTGAAGATGCTGCGTTAGAACAATTGAATCCTTGCGTATTTGCTGCTCCCCACTCTGCATCACCAGCTTTTGCAGGTTTTACAGTTGGATTCATACCATCATATCCACCTTGGAATGCTAAGATAAATTGTCTCCTAGACATATCAGATGAAGTTGAACCAGTCATTTCAAATGATAATCCTAAAGATGTATTATCAAACGCAAATACTGAGTTGCTTCCATTAGCCACACCTTGTGGTAATGGTCTTAAATATTGTTTGTTATCGGTTGATACACCAGTTGTTTCAAAATCAAATCCTGAAAAATATACAGGAGATGATGCTGTATTTCCTAATGAACCAGTTTGGAATACAACAGGAGGAACTTTTGATTCATCTGCTGTTGCAACTTTAATTGGATTGTAATAAGCTGCATGTCCAAATGGTGCTGCTGATACAGCAAATGCTCCTGCCTCTTTTACTTCAACTCTAATATATTTTGACCTAGCTACATAATCACCATATTCAGTAATCTTACCATCTGAATCAATTGTTACATATCTATCACCGATTCTTCTTGCTATATAGTTTGGAGATGCTGGGTCTAAGTTTACATTGTTATATGTTTCAATTACACCTTTTCTCTTATCAGTATCACTATAACTACGAATAGTTACAGTAAATGTAGCGTAATCAGTTGCTCCATCTTCACCAGCTGCCTTTACGTTAGAAATACCAATTTTGAATTTAGTATTATAATTTGTACCATGTCCTAAAGTTGCAAAACGGAAAAGGTCATATCTTTCACCACTTATGTTTTGAGATTTAACCCAAGGAGTAAATGCTTCAGAATAAGCTGGAAATTTTTCATTACCAGAATAATCTTGTTCAGGCAATTTCTTAATATTCATTGAAGATGATGCATATAGTAAAGATGCTGTATGTTCGAAATAAACGTATGTGTATGATTTTTTAGATGTGCTTGCTTGTGATACAATTGGAGAAGTACCAAAGACATCAGATAAATCATTTGTATCGCCAGGATTTATAGATGCTGATATAGCTATAGCTGAACCAGATAGTAAGTTAGCATCTAATCCACCAAATAGTATAAATCTACCTAATGAATCTGCAAAACTTGAACTTGCTGCTGTTACAGTATCAAATCCTACATCTTGTGCTCCCAAATTGGTATTATATAAAACACCAATTAGTTTTTCACTAGCTCCAGAATTTGCAGCAGTTGCAAATATACCCAAAGGTTTTTGTTGCTTATAACCACCAACTCCAGCTACTCTTACGATTGTTGCTGAGCCAGCTTCCCTTAAATAATTTTGTACTGCATATTCAGTATAATATGTCCCATCAGGAACGCCGAAGATATCTTCGAATTCTGATTGTGTTCTCACAATTGTTGGAACAAACGCAGGTCCTTGTTTTAAAGGTCCTATAAATGCTGCTCCTATTTCTCCTATACCTTGTGCTATAAATGATAGGTCATTTTCTCTTGTGAATACGCCAGGTGATACGATTCTTTCTGCCATTTTATTTCTCCAATTAGATTTTTGTTATAATTTGTATTCCTATAAAAATACACATATAAATATAAGCAAAATATCCAAAACACAATAATAATGCTTTGGATATTAGGTTTCATAAATTCTTTAAAAATTATATAGGTTTTGAACCTGTATATGAACCGGAAGTAGGTGCCCAAGGTAAATCGAAGTTATCAACATTAGTCACAATATTTCTTTTACTTTTGATATCTTTTTCAATTCTTTCAGTAATATGGTCCCAATAAGAAGTATTAGAACCACTAACTACATTCTTAATCCATCCCAATACCTTTTCTTCAGTCAATTCTGAGTAGTTTATAAAAGTATCAGGATTTACCGAACCAATTTGAAAAGGTGTTGCTCCGATAAATTTTCCAGAAATATTATCTGCGGTATCAGTTCCTTCGCATTCCCATCTTGTGCCTATAATTACATTTTCTAATCCTTCATCGTTTGTTTTGGATACAGATGTAATTTTCCATGTATAATTTATTGCCATTTTATTTTTATTTTAATTATAAATATTTGTTTTTTGTAAATTAACCTATTTCTTGTCTTATCATTGTAAAATTAAAATCCTCACACATTTTTTCAGCTAAATAGAAATTACTACCTGTCCATGCATTTAAGACGTTTGTTGGTACTTTCCATTCACCAGAAGAAATAATTGAATCAGGTATTGCAACAGATTCTCTACTAGGGTCTCTATATCTTAATTCATATCGTAGTACACAATCATCACTAGCTAAATCATATCTTAGAATATTTGTAAAAATTGTGTTTATTTTTTTACCAAAAATATTTTTTTCTTCAATAATTGTTATCATTTTCTTTTTATTTTATACATCTTCTAAAACTGTTGCTGATTGAATTATTTTTCTTTCAATCAAATCTGCAGCTATTTTTTGTTTTAATAATGGATATGCTTTTGAAAATATATCCGCTCCTTCCAACACACTAAAATCAGGAATTTTCTTTTCGTAAACTCTACCATCAATAATTTCTTGTTCAATTTTTACCATTGATAAAGAATGCCAATGTGGTATTGCATCAATTTTAGCAAGAAATCTTTCATTAATTGGTGCTCCCATACGGTTTGAAATATTAGTTTCTAATAATCTTGCAGATTCTTCGTTTTTAAAAACGTTGACGTATAATTCTAAAGCACCTTTATTTCTATCTACCACATATCGGTAAATCCTTACATAAGCTTCATTAGTAATACCTTGAGATGTTCCTATTTCTGCTGCTATCTTTATTGCCATAATTATTATCCTTTAATATATATAAATATATAGTTTTTTTTATAAACCTAATTTTTGTTCTAATATTTTTATTTTATCTTTAGCTTCATCCAATTCCGCCTTTAATTCTTTAATAGCGTTTACCAATAGTGCTGGCATTGCTCTATCCCTTAATGCTAAATATCCTGCATCATCTGGCCTTACCAACAATGGTTCAACATCTTCAACTTCTTGTGCAATAAATCCAATATCATGTCTTAGACCTGTTGTTTCATATTCATCAGTACCTTCTTTCCAATCAAACTCAACACCTCTAAGTTTTAATACTTTCTCTAAAGCGTTTTCGTAGAATTTAACATTATCTTTCAATCTTCTATCCGAAGGTGAACCATAAGCAATAATATTGTTTGATGCAATAATTACACCATCATATCTCAAATTGATGTTTGCACCACCACCTCTATTACCAGAGAAGATTCTCAAACCATAAGAAGCACGAAGTGATAAATATCCATCGTTTATATCTGCTAAATCACCATCATCAGATACCCAAACACCACCACCAGTATAGTTATCAAAATTAGAACGTAATACATATGGAGTACCCAACGTATCATCATTCAAATAATATCTTTGCCATCTGGAAGACCAACCTCCCCATCTTACAACGTTATCACCATCCAAACCTAAGTTTAATGCATAGTAACCACCTTTGTGGAATGACATAAACGCACCATTATTACCAGTTGAGTATGGTTGGCACATTGCCGAATCGGTTTGTGTTGCGTAATATCCTCTATTATAAGTAAAGTAAACTCTTGAATAGTGGTTGTAATCATATGTAGGAATACAATATTCACCTCTATTATTAGAGTCAACTTGTGCTTTCCATCCGGTATTATTTGGCCAAGAGTTTCTAAACCATAATCTATCAACAGGTCCACCAACTAATTGCCATCCATAACCGGAGTTATACCAGTTTACATAGTGATATGATTGAACACCCACCCAGTGAGATGTACCAGGAGGTTGGTTAGCGGGGTTTGACCAAGTATCAATATCACCACTACCCCAATCCATTACCCAGTTAAAGTCCGTAGTACCCCAACCCATAGCACCTGTCCAATAGTTTCTGTCTCCAGTGATATCTTGAGGTCTTCTCCAGTTCGATTTACCTGTTAATGAAATATTACCCTTACCTCTATCTTCTAATCCTAACCATTGAGAACGTGCGTTAGGGTCCATATAATAACCCGTATCATTTCTATCATAGAAGATATATGCTCTCATATCGTTTGCCCATGTCACACGATACAATTCCATATTAGCATTTCCGTATTCAATACGAATCTGCCAGTTTCCAGAGTTATTTAACATACCAAAACCACTACCGTCCCAATATCCAGAGTATCCTCTTATATCAGATTCGTAGTTGTTGTACATTACTACACCACCATATCCATATCCACCACCTGCTGATTTCCAATATCCGTTATTGGTGTACCAGTGCATTCCTCTATTTTCGTTATATAAACCTTGTCCAGAATTATTATTTCTAAACCATCCGTTTGAATATATGTTATTAAAAGTTGGGTTAGCATCAGTTCTTACGTTTTGGTTTGCCCAGTTTGATAACCACCCAATATATCTATTCCAAAAGTTTCCATCTCTAGCAAAATATTGAGATTCCAACCCATCACCACCATAACGGAAAATGTGATATCCGTTATTAATCATTTGATAATAAAGGTGCGAACTATGCCATTGGATTTTGTTGTATTCACCAGTCCAACCACCAGGATCGGAATACAACATATGACCAGGTTGTATATAATGGTTATTTGAATGAACAAAGTTAAGTCTTGAAGAACCATTCGGGTCTAATCTGTATCCGGTATCATTCGTATCATACCAAATAGTTGCATACATATCACCACCACTACCAAAGTAAGTGTTACCCCACCATAGGTTGTGTACTATCACATGATAACCATTTGCATATAATTCGTTTACGTTGAAATAAAAATTACCACGGTCAGTATAAATGTGAGCATGAGATGAGTTTGCAGGTCCAAATTCAATATATCCATAAGGAGTATTATGTCTAAAACCCCAAGAACCACCAGCTAAATAGAAACCACCATTACCATAATCTATTGATGCTAAACGAGAACGAGATGCAGGGTCTACAAAATATCCTGAGTTGTTTCTATCATATACAATTGGAGTTTGAATTGCTCCCGGTACATGCAATTCGGAACCATAAAAATATCCACTACCCTCAATATTACCCGTACCAGAAAAAGAAAAATATCCATTTACATCATGATATGTTGCAGTTGAGTGGAATACAATTCTACCGGTTGCCGCTATTCTCATACGGTCATGTATAGTTGATGTATCAGGATCATTACCTTTGAATAATAATAATTCTGATTCATCACCATTTCTCCAAATTCTTTCAACTATGGCAGTATGGTTATACGAGCCAGGATTATCACCAACAACACCATAGAAATATATTCCATTTGAAGTTGATGATATACCACTTAGATAAATGCCACTAAATCTAGAATCACCATTTGGGTTCAGGTAATATGTTGTATCATTAGAATCATAAAATATAGTTGCACGAAGTGAACTACCTGCTTGAAGTGAGTTGTTTACATATACATTACCACCACCTAACGGGTCAAATCCGTTATTAACAGACATAACTTGACCACTCATATCGTAGTCTGTGTAAAATCTTATTCCCTGATAGCTAGCGTTAGCTCCGAGCTTTATTCCTGTATGATATGCTATTCTTAGGTCAGGAAATGGATAACTCCAACTACCACCTTCTTGAAATATAGCATATGCTTCACCACCCATTCCCGAATTACCCCCTACACCATGAAATGTTATTCTTCTTACAGTGGTATAATTTAAAACAGATTCACTATTAGGGTCAACATAATATCCTGTATCATTGTAATCATACATTATAGGGGAACGCATCTGATTGTATGCGTAGAATATACCACTACTAAATTCACCCCAGTTATTATATGCACCACCACCAAAATAAATTACATTACCATCGTAGTAGTTTAAGTATAATTGATATCCATTACCAGCATCTAAGTGTAGGTTACCATTTGTTGCTGCTACTGATGCAAATGATGAATCAATATATCCGTTTCTACCATCACCACCAACTAATAAATAAGCTCCCCATGTTGGGTTAGGCCCATGTAAAAATCCACCTCTCATTCTACCTGCCGATTGGCTTGTTGAGTTAGGGTCTATATAATACCCACTATCGTTTGCGTCATAGAATATAGTACCATAAACTGAACCACCAAAGTACGCAATCGGAGAACCACTCTCTCTACCGATGTAAGCAAATTGGTTGTAACCAGCGGTATTATCCATAAATCTTACATAGGAGTTATTGTTATTATCATTTGAGTCAAGTCTTAGTATAATATCATTAAAAGAATTCAATGACATTGAATCTGAAAAATTACCATTTAAATCAGTTGATGCTATACCATGATAAAAATAATAATTATAGTTTGCATTCCAATCGAATGACATGTATGCCACTTTTGTGAAAAGCGATGAATATGTACCATATCCTTGTGCATATCCCTTATTTGTATCCGAACCAAAATATGTAGTGTTGGTTATTGTTACATTAAAACGAGATGTTGAATTAAAATCTCCATAATAACCTGTATCATTAAGGTCATAAAATATAGGTGCTCTTGATGAACCATTAGAGTAAGAATTCCTACCTCTATCTATATAGAATGCAGTTGTACCCCAACTACCATTTCTATGTCCGTGGTCATAGTTAATTCTGAAATATCCTGAATCTGCATATCCATATCCACAGGACCAAGTCTGACTATCAAATCCATTAGAAAATAATATTGAAGGCCTATCACCACCCGGTGAACCATTTACTCTAAATTCCGCAACAATACCCCAAGAGTTATCACCCTGATTATTTGCAAACTGAACTGCTCTACTATTAGGGCCGGTTCCAAGTTTGGTTACTTCCATCACCAAACCACTATTCGATAAATTACTAAATCCATTTGGGTCTACATATCTACCGGTATCATTTGAATCATAAAATATCGGAGAGCGAAGTGATTGTGGTGCTAATAAATAACCATCTCTTACAAGTTGCATTGTAAGATGTCTTGTATTAGAACCATTTGGTGTATTGTAAAAATACCAGTTACCATCAGTTGTCATTCTCATATAAGCCTGACCAAAGCCAGTATTTGGTCTACCGAAGTAATAAGCTGGAACATTTCCAGACTCATTCTGATTATTGTCTACATTATATCCAAACCCCGCTCCGTCCCATGTATTACCTGGTTCCGATGTCCACATTTGAAGTGTAGTTATTCCAGTTGCTGCACCATTTTCGCCAGGTTGTAGGAATACTCTGAGACTTGAATTACCATGTCCACCTGTTATATTAAATCTACCTCTTAAAAGTGAACTACTATTAGGGTCTAAGTAGTATGTCGTGTCATTAGAGTCGTAGAAGATTGGTGCTCTAACACTACTTTCAAACTGTGAATATGAACGTGTTAATCTTGCTACAATATCGTAGTTACCAGTTGCAGCTGTTTGAAAAAACCATCCTGTATCATCATTTGTTTCAGCATATTCTATTAATGAAGTTCTATGATAACCAGTAAAAGTAGGAGATGATGTATTACCTGTAACTCTACCCCTAATCATTATAAAGTGGTTATTGTTATCATAACCTTTGTACTGTGTATAACCAGTACTAGCAAAATTACTTGCTACATAAAATGTTCCTCTTACTGAACCCGCAGCAAACAGTGAAATTCCTGTAGAATTAGGGTCTAAATAATATCCGGTATCATTTGAATCATAAAAGATAGGTCCTCTTACAGAATTAATTCCTTGAACGTAACCGGAACCAATAAATGTTGAGTATGTACCAGTATCATTACCACCATCTGTATAGAAATCTAATCCACTTCCTGCTGTTCTAAATCTTGCATTATATCCATCATCTATTGGTGAAATCCAGATAAAATCAGTATTGTTATTATTTTGAATTTGTAATGCAGATGTCCAAGATGCAGGATATGAGCCAAAGTTAATTTCTGCTTGCCCATCATTTAATATTGTTAATGATCTTGTTCCAGAAGATGTACCAGTTCCATTAACTTTTAGATATCTTATTCTTGTAGTAGATGTTGGGTCTAAATAATACCCAGTATCGTTTGAATCATAGAATATTGGTGCTCTGAATGAGGTTTGAGCGTATCCATCTCTACCTGTTGTAAAATCACCATTATTTTGGTCAAAACGCATTTTAACATATGCTGTTCTATTACCACTTTGTCTTGATGGTACAGTAAATCCGGCACCAATTGCTCCAGTTGAACCTTCAGATGTAATTAAGAAATAATTTGAAGGATTATCATGATATAATCCCCATCCAGTATATGGTTCATAATCCACAAAGATACCTGTCCAACCTTCACCTGTTACTTGCTGCATACCAAATGCTGCTCCAGCAGATGAAGTTCCAGAAGAATTTAAAAGTAAACCAGGTTTATTATATGTTACAACATTTACTGAACCAGCTATACTAACTGATGTTCCCGTAGAGGTTGCTGTTACTTGATTGAATGTTACGTTATCGGTTGTACGAACATTTTGGTTCATATTAGCTGCAAACGCATAAGATGTAGTATCCATTATACGTCTCCAAGCTCCCCATGTAGTTGAACTACCATATCTCAACCACATATTACCATTATCAGTAAATCCTAATTCGTTTGCTCCACCACCAGACCAATCACCACCACTACCATATTTTCTGAAATACATTACACCATTGTAAGTACCACCATCATTTAAACCGTTTGTTGAATTTTGTCTAAAATCAAATCTAACACCCTGATTCATATTTTGAGTCTGAGGTGTTGTTACTAATGCTCTTGTATCTTGTACATTTATAAAGGTTGCCGTTGTTGCTGTTGTTGCATTACCACTTAAAGGACCTGATATGTTTGCGAATGTTACACTATCAGTTGTTCTAACGTTTTGATTCATTAGGTGAACTTCCGTAGCTCCTTGTCCAGTATCAATTGTACCACTAAGAACAACGTTACCAGCTACTTCTAATGTATTATCAGCATACCATCTATCGGTTGATTCATTCCAAAAGAATGAAACGGTTGATGATGAACCCCTTCTTACTTCTATACCAGCATTTTCAGATGGTGCGCCGGAAGTAAAATTAGAATTTAATGTGATTATATTATCCGCAAGTAATATTGTTTCTGTGTTGACTGTAGTTGTTGTACCATTTACTGTAAGATTACCACTAATTGTAGCGTTACCAGTAACAGCCAATGTAGTACCATCAAATGTCAAATTAGATTCAACAGTTCCGTTTGGTGCTGACCCATTTAAGGTGATTACACCATTATCAGTTGTACCGGTCAATGATAATAATCCAGATGTACCTCCAGTACCGGATGTGCCACCACTTCCTGATGTGCCTCTTGTTCCTGATGTGCCGCCGCTTCCAGATGTTCCTGAAGAGCCACCACTTCCTGCGGTGCCCGATGAGCCACCACTTCCTGATGAGCCTCCGCTACCAGAAGTTCCTGATGTGCCTCCGCTACCAGAAGTTCCTGATGAGCCGCCACTACCCGCAGTACCTGATGAGCCTCCACTTCCAGAAGTTCCTGTTGTGCCAGATGAGCCTCCGCTACCAGAAGTTCCTGTTGTGCCAGAAGTGCCTCCCGAACCAGATGTACCACCATCTCCCGTTCTCACAAAATCTATAACTAATTGTGCATTATTTGATGGTAATGTACCACTTACATAAGAAACAGGAATTTTAAAATATCCAGATGCGTTTGTGACACCACCATTAACTAAAAATATATTATTGATTGTACCATTATCTCTTGAAGATAATACAACATATCCTCTTGCAGAAGAAGTTGTACTATCATCCCATGTATTATACCATGCTAATTGATTATTACCATTTTGGTCTAAAAGGTCTATGTATATAAATGTAACTGAAGAAATAGTGGCATTATTATATTGAACTTTTCCATTACCAGGATCTGAATCAGTTATTGTTGTACTAAAATCATATTTTATTCCACCACTTTGTCCACTTGTACCTCCACTTCCAGAAGTTCCTGATGAGCCTCCACTTCCTGATGTAGATGATGTACCAGAAGAACCTGCCGAGCCAGTTGTTCCTGACGAGCCGCTTGTTCCACTAGATCCTGAACTTCCTCCTGTGCCTGCACTTGCAGATGTTCCTGATGAGCCACCACTTCCAGAAGTTCCTGATGAGCCTCCGCTACCAGAACTTCCTGACGTGCCACCACTACCAGAAGTTCCTGATGTGCCACCACTACCTGATGTGCCTGCTGTACCACCTGTTCCACCAGCTCCAGATAATCCTGATGAGCCGCTACTTCCGCTACTTCCACTGCTGCCTGATGAGCCGCTTGTTCCTGATGAGCCTCCACTTCCAGATGTACCTGCGCTACCTCCTGCGCCTGATATGCCTGATGTGCCTCCACTTCCTGCAGTACCTGCGCTACCACCCGTTCCGGATGAGCCATTTGTGCCAGAAGTTCCTGATGATCCTGTTAAACCTCCCGAGCCACTAGTTCCTGCAGAACCTGTTGAACCTGATGAGCCTCCACTTCCTGAAGTTCCTGCTGAGCCAGTAGTTCCCGCTGAGCCAGTTGTTCCAGACGATCCTGAACTTCCACTACTTCCTGATGAGCCAGAACTTCCTGAAGAGCCTCCACTTCCTGAGGTGCCTGAAGAGCCACCGCTTCCTGATGTGCCTCCTGAGCCAGACGTTCCACCACTACCTGATGTTCCACCACTGCCGCTTGTGCCGCTTGAACCTCCACTTCCAGAAGTTCCTGATGAGCCTCCACTTCCGCTTGTGCCAGAAGAGCCAGAGCTTCCTGACGAACCACTACTTCCGCTAGAGCCGCTTGAACCAGAACTTCCTGATGAGCCTCCACTTCCTGACGTACCACTTGAGCCGCTTGAGCCAGAACTTCCTGAACTGCCGCTTGTTCCAGAGGTTCCTGAAGTTCCAGATGTTGCTGCTGCAAATCTTCTACTAATTCTACCGGTTGTTGTGTTTAATACTAATACTTCATTTGTTGTATTATCAGTTGGTATTGTCTCACCAGTTACTACAATAGAACCACTTATATTTAAACTTCCTGTAATTTCTTGTCTATCATTAACATTATCACCAAATTTATTAGAACCTGTTGCAAATATTACTGATGATGAAATAAATGTTGTATGTAATTCAGTTGATGTTATTTTTCCAGCTACGCTAATATTTCCGTTAAAGATTCCACTACCACTTACAATTAGAAAACTATCAATTGATACACCTGTATTTACTATTAATCCTTTATTTGGTGATACATTTGCGATAGCAGAGCCAGATTTAATTTGATTTAAATCTCCAATAGATGATGCATTAATATTTGTTAATCCACTACCATCTCCACTAAATAATGATGAGGAAATTGAGCCGCTAACTCTTACATTTGCATTTATTTGAATTGAATTTGTAGGCGAACCAATTAATGGTGTTTGTATAGCAGAAGCAGTAAAATTTCCTACTACACTCACCGATTCAGATGAGAAATTAGCTATTCTACTACCACTTACAAATAAAGAAACTAAACTTGCGCTTAGTTGATTTAAACCATTAGGATTCTTACCTAAATACTCCATTCATTACAACTTTTATGTTATCTCTAATACCGAAACAATTACATCTGCTGAATTAGCTAATGAGGATGTTACCGAAAGAAAATCTCCAGCCTCTAAAACTAATTTTTGCTCACCACCTATCAATACATTAGAACTTCCAGGTAAAATTAAGGAATCTTTCACAACAAATACCGTTTTATTTGCTGAGTTATCTCTAACCATTACACTAACTGAAATATTATTTGAATTTACATTTGCCACACCAACTCCAATTACAGTTGTTGATGTATTAGATGGAGTCTCATAAACTTTTGCTCCTATTGTTCCAATTGAACCTGTTATACTATTTTTAAATGCGTTTGCCATTAATTTTTATTTTTTATCCTAATGCTATTGCAAATGCTATAGCCGAATCCAAAACATTTACCCCATCTACTAAATATCCACCTTGCGTTAAATTAATAGAACCTGTCACAATTTGTGAACCAGTTACTCTTAATCTTGTTGTTACAGTTAAATCTGCAAATGAAGCTTGTTGAACATCAATTGTACCTTTAAATGAACCTGTAACAGAACCAGTAAATGAACCACTTAAATCAGCTAATGCGTTGTTTCTATCTTGGGTGATTGAGCCTGAAAATATGGGGTTGTGTATTACCATTACTTATTTTATGTTTATGTATAAATATAATACAGTACCAATTAAGGTTTCGCAGGCCATACTATACTAAAAGGGTTTGTTTGGGTTGTAATATCCCTTAATTGTTGTCTATATGATTGCCAAATAGTTTTCAATCCAGCTGATATATCACCTAATTGTGTCCAATCACAATCTTTTAATAATTCATTTCTGATTTCTCTAATTTCTTGCCACTTAATTTCTATTCTTGAATTTATTTCAGATTGATTTGCTTGAGTTTCTTCCCAATTTTGATAATATACTCCATCAATTAATATTGGAGTACCTTCTAAAATATTTTTTGTATAATCATTTGGTTTTGGAGTTTGCTTAACTTCAAAAATATTAAATTCAGTCATCACCGATTCTGTCATTTCAGATGGAAAGCTATTTCTTGGATTATCTTCTCTTAATTTTTCCAAAGAGTAAGGATAGGTTGTAATATTATTTATTATTCTTAGATACATAATTACTTAAAGTTTAATGGTATTGATGCAAAATTAGATAAATTTACACAATTATTAAAACAATCAGTTCCAGATGGAGTTGGAACTCTATTCCACAATTCGGGTGCAGTTCCATTTAATGAATTTGTTGTACTACTCATATTATAACAGTTATTAAAAATAGTTACTGAAGTATTATATGTAAATTGTAAAACATTTCCTAAAGCTAAACAATTTCTAAAAGTACCTGAAAAGTTTGTTACTAAAGTACAAGTATCAAATAAACTTGCAGGAACCGAAGTTAATGCCGTATTTCCAAAAAAACAAGATGCAAAAGTTGTTGCTGAAATATTATTATTAAATAAATTGTTTGGTACAGTTGTTAAAGTTGTTATTGATGAAAATGTGTCTGTAAATGTTGTTGCATAAATAGAATATGAAAATAAATCAGACGGAATAGAGGTAATTCTTGTTCCTCTTAAAAAGCTTGAATAGGTACGAATTTCATTTAGTCCGGTATATCCACCTACTGCACTTAAAAAAGCACTAGATGGAACATTAGTTATATTTATACAACCATAAAAATTTAAAGCTCTTAAACCAACTTGACCAAATTGTACAATCCCTGTTACTAAATTTCTTATAGATGAGAGGTTATTGACTGTAAATCCTGGCATAAATCCACTTATAGTTATTATATAAGTTCCAGCTGAAGAATAAGTATGAACTCTATTTGCAGAATTAGATGCTGTAATCGTACCAGAATTAGCAGTACCATCTCCCCAATCAATTATACATTGCGGAGTTAATCCACCATAATCTGATAATGGAGTAGTCCATACAGTATTAGCAGTAGTTGTTGTAATTTCAATTTTAAAAGGAAATTGCTCCTCACCGCTTGGTATTAATTTTCTTGCTATACTCATAACTTTAATTATTAACTAAGATTTTTTCCTACTACAAATCCATAATATGTTGTACCACCATTAAATGTAAAGAATGTTAAAACATCAGTACCCGCAGATGTTAAAACTGGAGCTGTTCCGCCTACCCAATCAATAGAAGCCGGCCATGTTATAACATATGCACCTGCATTAACTGTTGTCATTGTAAATCCAAATGCATTTGATGCTGGTGGATTACTAAATGTTATTGTTGCAGAACTATTAAATTGTCTTCTGAAATTATTTGCTAATGATAGATTAAATGTTGCACTTCCGCCTGTACCTAAATCTACATAAGTTTCTCTAAATGTTGTTGCTGTTATAAATGTTGTAGCCACAACAGATGTTGATACTGTTACATTTCCAGTAACGTTGAGAGTAGTCCCATCAAACGTCATATTATCTTCTACTCTTACATTTGGTGCTGAACCTTCTAATGTTAATACACCATTATCCAAAGTACCACTAAATGATGCAAATCCAGATGTTCCAGATGTGCCAGCAGCACCACCACTACCTGCAGTTCCTGTTGTGCCAGATGTTACTCCAAGTGCTGATGTTCCAGATGTGCCAGCAACACCGCCACTACCTGATGTACCAGATGTAATACCAGGTGTTGATGTTCCTGATGAGCCCGATGTGCCTGTCAGTCCATCAGTTCCTGATGTTCCTGACGTAATACCGGGTGATGAGGTTCCTGATGAACCCGATGTGCCGGCTTCACCCGTAGAACCTTGCGATCCTGAAACTCCACTACTACCGGATGAACCAAAGAATGTACCATTCAATCCTGAGCTACCACTTGTGCCACTTGTTCCCGCAGAGCCAGTAGAACCAGCACTTCCTGTTTGTCCGCTTGATCCTGATGAGCCAGATGTACTAGAACTTCCCGATGTGCCACTACTACCAAAGAATGTACCATTTAGACCAGATGAGCCACTTGTGCCGCTTGTGCCATCAGTACCAGAAATTCCTGAGCTTCCTGATGTGCTGCTTGAGCCAGAGGTTCCTGATATACCACTACTTCCAAAGAATGTTCCATTTAATCCTGATGAGCCTGATGAGCCGCTTGTTCCTGATGTTCCAGCTGTGCCATCTACGCCAGAGGAGCCAGCCGTACCTGTACTACCTTCACTTCCCGAAGTACCTGATGAACCACTACTGCCAAAGAATGTACCATTCAATCCTGATGAGCCGCTTGTGCCACTACTTCCACTTGTGCCATCCAAACCACTTGTACCATCCTCTCCGCTCGTGCCATCAGTACCTGATACACCGCTAGAACCGGATGAGCCAAAGAATGTACCATTTAAACCAGATGAGCCGCTACTTCCCGATGAGCCGCTTGTTCCATCTACACCACTTGAGCCATTCTCTCCGCTTGAGCCAGACGAACCATCAGTACCTGATGAGCCGCTGCTTCCAAAGAATGTTCCATTTAATCCTGATGAGCCTGATGAGCCGCTTGAACCTCCACTTCCTGTTGAGCCATCTGTACCACTACTTCCACTTGTGCCATTCTCTCCGCTTGAGCCAGAAGTTCCTGATATACCACTACTACCAAAAAATGTGCCATTTAATCCTGATGAGCCGCTAGTTCCACTACTTCCTGACGTTGATGAAGTGCCAGATGAGCCGCTTGAACCATCAGTACCTGATGTACCGCTACTTCCGAAGAATGTACCATTTAATCCTGATGTACCAGCAGAACCTGTACTTCCTGATGAGCCACTACTTCCTGCTGTTCCATCAATGCCGCTTGTGCCGCTAGAACCATCTTCTCCGCTTGTACCATCCTCTCCGCTTGTGCCAGAACTTCCGCTTGTGCCATGTGATCCTGTTGTGCCAGAAGTTCCATCAGTTCCTGTGGATCCTGAAGAGCCGCTTGAGCCGCTTGTTCCATCTTCTCCACTTGAGCCAGCTGTTCCTGAGCTTCCGCTTGAGCCAGAACTTCCCGATGTGCCATCAGTTCCTGTTGACCCAGACGTACCGCTTGTGCCATCAGTTCCGCTTGTGCCAGAACTTCCTGTTAAGCCAGAACTTCCTGAGCTTCCTGAAGAGCCAGTTGAACCGGATGAACCTGCACTTCCTGTTGAGCCATTACTACCACTAGTCCCATCAGTTCCACTTGTGCCAGAACTTCCTGTTAAGCCAGAACTTCCTGAGGTGCCTGTTGTGCCACTCGAGCCGCTTGAACCTGCACTTCCCGTTGAGCCTGCCGAGCCACTACTTCCATCAGTTCCTGATGAGCCATCAGATCCTGATGTTCCAGAACTTCCTGATGAGCCGCTTGTGCCAGAACTTCCTGACGAGCCAGAACTTCCTGATGAGCCGCTTGTTCCATCTACACCACTTGAGCCTGCAGTTCCACTACTTCCACTACTTCCTGACGAGCCTGTTGTGCCGCTTGATCCTGTTGTTCCGCTTGACCCGCTTGTGCCAGCAGTTCCTGACGTTCCGCTTGAGCCGCTAGTTCCTGAACTGCCTGATGTTCCGTCTGATCCTGTTGTGCCACTTGAACCAGATGAGCCGGACGTGCCGCTTGTGCCATCAGTTCCAGATGTGCCCGAACTTCCTGACGTGCCTGCTGAGCCTGTTGAACCAGAACTTCCTGAGGATCCTGAGCTTCCGCTTGAGCCAGCAGTTCCTGACGTGCCGCTTGTGCCAGAAGTTCCTGAGGTGCCTGCTTCTCCACTACTACCACTTGTTCCTGAAGTTCCTGATGAGCCATCAATCCCAGATGTTCCTGATGAGCCTCCTGTGCCCGTTGAGCCTGACGTGCCGCTTGTGCCAGAAGTACCCCCAGTTCCTGCGGTTGATGATGAACCAGAACTTCCTGAGGAGCCAGAGGTTCCTGATGTTCCTGATGAGCCTCCTGTTCCTGTTGAGCCTGACGTGCCGCTTGAACCTCCACTTCCAGATGTTCCTCCACTGCCAGACGTTGCTGACGTGCCGCTTGTGCCAGAACTTCCTGAGCTTCCGCTTGTTCCAGAACTTCCTGACGAGCCGCTTGTACCAGAACTTCCTGATGAGCCTCCGCTTCCAGATGAGCCAGAAGTTCCATCAGATCCTGTTGTGCCAGATGAGCCGCTACTTCCTGATGAGCCGCTTGTTCCGCTGGTTCCTGAACTTCCTGACGAGCCGCTTGTGCCACTCGTACCATCTGAACCTGTTGTTCCAGAACTTCCTGATGAGCCGCTTGTGCCACTACTTCCTGATGAGCCAGAACTTCCTGAACTTCCTGACGTGCCGCTTGAACCTGTTGTTCCAGAACTTCCTGAGCTGCCGCTTGACCCAGATGTTCCTGACGTGCCGCTTGAGCCAGAACTTCCTGATGAGCCGCTTGAGCCTGACGTGCCAGCTGTTCCAGAACTTCCTGATGAGCCGCTTGAGCCAGAACTTCCTGATGAGCCGCTTGAGCCGGATGAACCATCAATTCCTGATGTGCCGCTTGTGCCACTACTTCCAGATGATCCTGACGAACCCGATGTTCCTGATGTGCCGGCTGTGCCATCAAATCCTGATGTGCCGCCTGTTCCGGAAGAACCTACAGCTGCTGCAACGTTTCTTCTTTCTAATCTTTTTGTTGATTCGTTCCATATTACAACTTCATCCGAAGAACCTGTTGGTAAATTATTTAATTGTAATCTACCATTTGTAATTATACTTCCACTAACTCCCAAACTTCCACTAATTACAAGCGATGCATTTATCGTTTGGTCAGTATTAATTTGTAGGAATGATGATGTATCGGATGATGGTGTATTCAATGCAAATATAGCAAATGATGCTGTTCTTGCAAAACTTATACTATCCATTCCCAAAGGCCCATCAACATCAGATGAAAGTACATAAGATGCAGTTAGAGATGATTGTGCCAATCCACCATTTATAGTTACTAACACACCATCTGAACCAGATGATACTACATCTACACCAGAACCACTAAAGTTAATTTTAGCAACTTGTGTTTTCGTTAAAGAACCCGTATGGAAAATTCGTAATTCAGTTCCACCCCCACCACCATTTAGTGCGTGAGAAGCGGTTAATGCGTATGAAGCACTTACAGCCCCAAACACACTCATTGATGATGTTTGACTATTTAATACATAAGCTCCTGCACTTGCTAAAGATGCAGATAGTGCTACTAAGGATGCTGAATCAAATC